TCCGTTCATTATGTCTCCGCCGTTTCTTTCACCATAGTTCTCTGTGTCTTGATAGATGTTGTTTAGTTCACCCGATCCATATTCTCTGAAATCGTATCCCACTAGGTAGATGTTCTTGTGTCCGTGTACTCCTGCTGTCCAGAATGACGAAGAGCCGGTCACCCAGTGCGGGTTATTTGGTATCAGATGTAGGTATGGAGGTCCGCCCCTAGGGTGTCTATTCACTTCCAATGAAGGTGCATAATGCATCGATTTCTCGTACACTTTCTCTTTAACCATTTCTAGCGTTATTGGAGAATCAACAGAAAAAATAAAGTCAGGCATGAAATCTCTGTACAGTGCATTGCACCCGTATGTCTGTCCTGAGGCTTTGAGTTTAGCCAGGTCAAAGCCTTTACGTGAAGGGCCATTTCCTATACAGTATGCGTTGCCGTGTGGTTTTGCTTTTACTCTGTCTTCGTAGAAAGCAGTCTCTTGTATCCTTTCTCCCTTACGTATTATGAGATGTGTGTTGACTGTCTCGCCCTGATACTGTTGCCACTCTATAGGCTCGATTGGTGTTGGGCCACCAATTGTTTTACCGTTAATTGTTATTGCCATTATAGATACTTCTCCTCTAGTCTCTTTTTAATTCTGTTCCATGGTAGCCCCTGTTGTATTTCATCTGTCCACCATTCTGTGTATGCTAACTTATTTGCCCAGTGTTGTCTATCGGGCATGTTAGGATTGTTAATATTTTCAAATGATTTATTACCAACATCATAGCTTAGACTGGCCTCCGAAACATATACGGGTATGCCTGAGAATGCCGCGGTCATGGCAGGATTGCTTGAGTGACTTATCACTGCCCATGCTGACTTCAATCTCTCTGTAAGGTCAGTGTCGTCGTATGTGTTCCTATCTCTTTTGGGACCTACTATCTTTACATCCTTGTACTTCGCAACATCTATTGCAACGTGATTCCTAGGATGCGGTCTGACTACAATCGGTTTACTGGTGTACTTCCTTATCTCTGTGATCTGCTGGTTGAACCATGATGACATAGGAGGGTTGTTCCTCCACTGGTGACTGTTTGTGTGTTGTCCGCATAATATTATGTTATTGCCTGTCTGCTTCCATGGCTTCATTTCTATGCCAAACTTTTTCCAACGGTTTGCATCTACGCTGTCGTTAGCAAAGTCGGCTTCTCTGTTAACACCATTGATTCCTATCTTCCATGTCTCGTTTCTTTTTATGCCGCCCACTTCTATCACAACGACAGGTTTATTTTTATTCCTATAGGAATTCCATATGTTACGATACTTTGCCATTCTACCCTGCCATAACACCGACCATATAACAGCAACATCACACTGTCCGTCGTCCTTGTTGACAAACACAGTGTCCCCTGCCTGCCTCATACTTTTTATAAATGCCTCGAACACAGGCTTAGAATTTAATGGTCCATAATCTGTAAAGCAACTTACTTTCATCTGTTCTTCCAGTAGTCTATTTTTTTTAGTTCCGGTGTTTTTCTTATGTCATCTGCCTTGGAACTTTTTGAATCTTTACGGTCGCCTTTGAAGTGATCTATGTACTGTCCAAGTTCACTGTTTACGAACACATGATGACCCTTCACTCCTTTTGAATAGCCTATGTCATGTACTTTTGCTGAATGCTTCTGTCTGTATTTTTTTGTTAGGTGCCAGAACACATATGAATCGTGCCATTCCAAAAGTTCAAATATATCTGCAGATGTGTAAAGTTTTTCCCAGTCATTGACAAAATTTTGTACCAAGCTGTGTTTCATGTTGTAACATACAAGTCCACACTCAGGATATTTGTTACTACCACGATCATTTTCTCTGTCTAGATACGTCACTAGTGTATCGTTAGGACATATGCTTTCTATAAATTGCATAGGTATATCTCGGAATGTGTATGTATCGTCATCTATCCATATCACGTAATCGTAGTCTGTATAAGACTTTACAGCATGTGTTACGCAAGACACTTTATAACTGAACTTGACTGCGTCCCACAGATATGATTCTTTCTTTGCATCAAGCCCGCCTTCTGTTGCTAACCTAGGCGAACGCCTCACTCCTCCTGGTATTTCGTTCAGTTTTCCCATCGCGACAGGATCATTTTTGTAGTGCTCTCGGAACTTTTGCAGTCCTGTGTTTGCTTTGTCTATGTCTATCCATGTCACATCGTGTTCAAAATCTGTAGGTTTCTGACCTTGATAGTACACTGTAACATCGGCACCTATCCACCTGTCCAACACAGACTGAACCATCCTTTTTGCATACCTGTCCCAATTGCCTGGTTTGAAGGTTGTTATTACTTTGTATATCATAATTTTATTTTATATTTTTTTATCCAGTCGTTAATTATCCATGCTGGCACAAGTGCCTTGCCTGCTTTCTGACTGGTCTTTACGATATCAAGACCGCCCTCGCCTGTTAATGCTTTGTTGTAAAAGTCAAGTAGTCTTGTGCTAGTAGCTTTTGTTAACCAATACCCCAGTGGCACTGTCCATCCTGTCTTTTCTTTTTTAATAATGAAACCCGGCAAATGATTTAGATATGCTTTTTTAGTTGGCATTTTTGTATTTGCTTTGTTGCCTCCTATTTTATCCGAGACCGGTATACTCATACAGTACTCCATGAACATCTTTGTTGCTAAGGGGAATCTACCTTCCATGCCATATGCCATTCCAAATTTATCATTCCTGTTAAAGAATTCCTCGGGTACCTGTGTGACACAATCCAGCGCCATGTATGAAGCTACCGGATCCTCAGGATTCCATAGGTCATCCGGATAACATTTTTTAAGTTCTTCACACACTTGTTCTCTTGATAGTGTTGCACCCATTGTAGTGCCTGAGATTGGACGTTTGATCCTCTGCACCCATAAAGCTAAAACATCGTCCCATGACTCCAATTGTTCTTTACCTATCATTTTTTTAAGATAATCCGGTTGTCTCATCTTCCAGTACTTGGGATATCCACCCAATATCTCATCTCCCATGTCTCCGGCCATTGTCACTACAATACCGTTGTCATGCAGAACTTTATTGGTGTAACAGTACATGGCAATGCTTTGGTTGTACATGGGTTGCTCCATGTAGTATATTGAATCATCCCAACTGTCTATGATATTGTCTGGTGTGATCTTAACAACTGTGTGATTGTAGCCTTCTACCTTTGCCAGTTTCTCGGCCGCATCGGCATCGCTGTTGAAGTTTTCTTCTGTGATAATATTGGGTTTCATCTTGTTCGTAAACGTTACTGCAGGTCCACTTATCATGTTTAGTTCATGTGCAATAAGACTTGAGTCCAGGCCGCCACTTAAGAACACCCCTATCTTTCTTTTTCCTATGCTACACATCTTCACAGTCTTCCTGGCCATGTCTTTAAATTCCTTAGCGTTGAACTTGTGATTGCTTGTTGGCTTTATGAATACTCTTTTTGTTTCTACAAATTTTTTATTTTTGATATCGTAAACTTTAGTCTCCCCTGCTAACAATTTCTTTATCCCGCTGAACACAGTATTACGTGTGGCATTGATACCGGTCCATGCAAGACAACTCATGGCCAGCTGATTAATAGTACGTGCATTTGGCACCTTTTCCAACATGCCCTTTATCTCTGATCCAAACACTAATCCCTCGTCTATCTCTGCATAGTAAACAGGTTTTATACCTGCATGATCTCTGCTCAATGTGATTTTGTTCTCATCAATTTCATAATATGCAAACCCATGCATGGAGTCTATCTCATCAATAAAGTTTAACCCAAACTTGTCTAACCCCCAAGCAAGTAGCTCTGTGTCGCAACCAGTCGTGTCGGCAAAGTCTTTATATTTTTCTTTTAGTTCGTAGTAGTTGAATATCTCTCCGTTGTACACAAGCATGTTGCCCTTGGGGGTCTTCCATGGCTGTTGTGACTGATCGGGTGATGCCATTATACTTAAAAGATTGTGTCCTAGCGTGACTGTGTCAGATGTCCAAACACTCTCTCCATCTGGTCCTCTGTGCTTACAAATGTCTATGAAGCTTTGTATAAACTCAGGATCCTTTGCTGTTATTCCGTATATCCCACACATATTATAATCCTAATTTCTTTTTGAATCTCTTGAACACTGTACCGTCCTTTATCTCTGCCTCGGTCCATTGTTTGTAACCAAGGTCGTACACCCATTGATCCCTGTCAGGGTATTCGGGTGTTTCTATGTTTGATAGATCTTTGTTTGCTACAGGCCAAGCGAGTGCAAGATCTGAGGTAACAAAGGTAGGGATTCCACGAATGCAGGAATCGATACAGGCAGTAGAATTGTGAGTAACAACAGCATGACAATTATTCAATGCGTCCTGGTAGTTGAATCTATAATGCTTTTTTTCATCTCCCTTGAAAAACTTCTGTCCTATCACTACCTGTACATCTGCGGGGAATTCGTTTATTCTTTTCTCTATTGCGGCAACATGATTGGGGTGTGGCCTAACTATAAATTTTCTGTCTGTCATTGGCCTCAGTTTTTCATACACATCATTAAACCACTTGATAGGATCTAGCTCGTTCATGCTCCAGTTGTCCTGTGGTTGTAGCACAAACAGTATCGGGTCTTTTTGATTTGATTTCCTCCATGGAGCGTAGTTTATATCCCAAATCTTTTTCATTTTTTCCCATCTGTCAGGGGGACTGTTGTCACTTAAGAAGTTTCCGTTGTTCATTGGTGAGTACAGTGCCACACGCCAGTGATGATTGGCATCTGTTATTGTGTTGCCAAAGCTGGACATTATTCCACCGTCGAATGTTATTATGTGTATGCCTTTCTTCTTTGCACGTTCTACTAGGTCTCTTCTGCGTCCTTTCGTGTGGTGCATCTGGTTAGTTCCTCCGTATCCAAACATACATCCAATTGGTGCCGTAGGTTCCATTTCGTTTTTATCCCATGGTCCTACTTTATTTTCGTTTACAATGACCGGTTGGTCGCCACATGCCTTGATTCCCGTGGCCATGTGTTGCAGTAGATCCCAACTGGCACCTCTACGCCTGTCCTTCACTGTCCTTCTAAATATCTCAACTTTCATATGCATCTTTCCTTATAAAAAGCATTTCCAACATCAGTTTGTCTCTTTTCCTGTTTATCACGACATCATAGTTGTTTACCTTGAACTTGTCGCATAGTATCTGTGCTTTCTCCAACGCTGGTTCGACCTTCTCATCCTTCTCAAAATTTAACTCAAGTTCCATTGCTAGGAACTTAAAGTCAATCTTCTTGTCTAACAACTCATGACCAAACTCCCACCACAAGCCTTCTATGTCTGCTTTGAGTATATCAACACTTGATAGGTTAAGCTCTCTCATTATAGTTTCTAAATTTTTAGCCTTTACATCCACGGACTCAAAGTGTTCTTGTCTTTTTACTAGGGAGTAACTTTGTTCTAGGTTACGTACAACTTCCTCCTTGCTCCTCTTCTTCCCGTTTATCTTTAACTGCCCCGGCTCACGTTCCGGATCGTAGTAGAAAGGCAGTGTGCCGTTTACCTGGGCATATGCGACAGGGTTAAAATGTAGTCTTTTTGAAATGGACACGTTTTGATGACCAGAAGAATCTGACTCGTCTCTAATTTTTTTTCTACTTGATCCTCGTATAATTGTACGTATCAATGCAACACTTCTTGGAGTTGGGTCATATAATTCGGCCTGTATGTCCTTGTTGTCCCATGCTAGTTCCTTTTCAAATCCAACATTGCCTCCCACACCAAAACTCAAAACGGTCTTACTAGTCTTTGCAATAGATTCCGGAACAAAATAGTTTTTGTACAATTTGAATCCTTTGAGATCCTTTGCCTCTTTGAAATTGTTCTTATTTTCCCAATCTCTTATTAGTTTGACTCTCTCAATTACATGTGATTTCATTCTATCTGCCATCTAATATCTCCATGTAATACCCGCTTCTAAATTCTTCCTGTGTGAATTGGTTGTAGGCAAGACTGTGCAACACAGGTCTCGGATCCTCGTATCTCGGTGTTTCTATCTTTGAGAAGTCCTGTTCACACACTGGTAAACAAGGATTGTCAAAGTTAGCAAACGCTGGTACGCCGTTGGTAAGTGCTTTAATTGATATAGAACTGTTGAAGGTCACAACTGCATGGACCTTGTCCCACTCGAATGGCTTAGGCGGTTTGTTATTGGCACTCTTACCAGGCACCATCTTTCCCTCTCCGTCTATAACCGCTTTAGGATTGTAAGGTTTCTCTCTCACAATAATTTCTCTGTCTGTGTTATCTTTTAAAACTTTCATTGTGTTGTCCAACCAATCCTTACCGTCAAACATCTCTGCCATGGCATGGCTAGGTGGCACTACCAACACATACGATCCGTTTTTATGGAAAGGCTTTATCTCATCCTTGTATTGTATCTTGAACCTATCATCTGGTCTGTGATCAACAAATGTTTTGACGTGTTGATTCTTAACACATCTCATCCAGTAAGGAGTTGCCCTGCTTTCTCCCCAGTAAGGTCTGTCTATGTAGTAGAAATCTTTTTTATTATCTTGACAGTGTTTGTAAACTAGATGTGTACCACGCAAGACTCCCATGAACACAACTTTATCAAAATCAGTTGTACTCAACACTGTTTCGTAGTTTGTAAGTTTACAGTTTGTAATTCCCCTTGACGCACTCTCGACATATTTTTCAGTGTTGGGCCTTTCAGTTCTCACAGCATAATTCATTATCTTACCTCTTGCACGTTGTACATTGTTGAATAACCTCTTTTGAATTCTCCAATTATGTTCACGCTTCTCCTGTTGAGTGTTGCATTTTGTCTCAGAGATACTCCGTGTACAGTGTTAGGTGAATTATTTGCAAACATCACAAATGTATTCCTCTTGTAAGGTATTGTTTTGACTACAGTGCCAAGGTCACTATCATAAATTTGCCTTCCGGCCTTCTTGTTAACTTTCTGCACATTTGACTGTGTTGAATAAATTTGGAATTCTCCACCTGTACTTTGATCATTTGGATACGGCATGTACAACAATCCTGCCCACATCTCCATTGGATTGTCTATGTGAGGTGTACGTGTGGTTTTTTCTTCTATGGGTTTGTGCATGACCAATTGACAATCAGTCCATATGTTTTTATTTTCGTCTGCCCAACCTCTTGCACCCAAGTCGTCCTCTGTGAATGTCTTGTGCAATACGTTTGGCATGTAAGGTTTGAATAGCTCATTTACTTCGTTGAACCATTCCGCAGATGTGTGATACTTTGTGAATTCTTTCCATACTCCAGGCATGTTTTCTTTTGGATTCAATATTTTGTCTGCCTTCAATCTATAACAGATGTTGTTGTCGTAAGCATTTTTTTGTTGCAAGACCATTGACTCTGGGAAACTGTTTTCTAGTGCCTCGTAGAGATCCCATGGTAAGGCGTCTTGTATGATCACGTGTGGGTAAGGATCTGTCTGTACTGTTGGTTTTTTCTGTAATAATGAATACATGGTTATATTATAAGTGATATCAGTCTAGATGTCTAATTAATTTAGGAATGTCAACATCAAAATTGATTAGATCATTTCGTCTTTTCACACCCTTTGGTTTTTTACCATCTGTTGCTATTGGTGTTGTCTTTGCAACAAAAATCTCGTGCTTCAGTTTCAAGCTGTTTGATAGCAACGGATACACTTTTTTGTGTAACATTTTTCCGTCTTGTATCTCAACTATCTTTGTTCCTTCTCTACACCACAGGGCATTGACCATGCCCGCTCCATGTGTTGCAAGGACGTGTGATGCTTCTGCAAACACTTTCACTTGTTCTTTTATTGGTAGGTCCTCAAGTGTGACAGACTCCCATCCTTTCAGTGCCATTAACAGTTCGCTGGCATTGTTTAATTTCCTAGTGTGTGCTTTGTCTCGAGATATGTAAATTTTCCTAAATGGTTTTTTGTTCTCTGGTATTCCAAACGATCCCTTGAAGTGACGTAGCCATGGTGGCAAGTGTGGTGTCACAACCCCGTCATTGCAGTTGCTCATAGATGGTGCCAGTAGATGTTGGAATCTCCAAGTCTCTCCTTCCGGCATAACATAATATTTCAATTTGGGGAAGAATTCTTTTGCCACCTTGTCAAAGTATGGACTAGGGTTAGCCAGTATGTAAATGTATTTTGTGAAATTAGTGGACCATTTTTTTTCCATTAGCCTAAACTTACCAATAACATCGATCCATATGTGCCATGGATTACCTGTGCTATGCTTGTCTATTGGTAGCCAAACATACTTGTTTGTTCCATCAAACTGCTTGGTCACTACCGGCATCTCGATGTTGATCTCCTCACCCCACGAGTTCCACAGTCCATGGTGTTTTATTGGTTTTTTCTTATAACGGTCTAGGATTGGCCACAGGTGCTCAGTGACCATGTGCCTATCTTCTGTAATCAATATTGGCAGACTGTTCACTGAACAGTTGTGAAATTCCGCAACAAATGTTGGATTGCTAGTGAACTTACCTGGCACTGTTGCATGATATTTCATGTTGATGTCGTATGAATTGTCTATGATGTCATATTTGTCTAAGAAGTATCTAATGCTGGTAATGTTTTTTACAAGTTGCGACATGGGTTTGTTTAGTGTATAATTAATTATTATATTATGCAACCCACTCATATTTTTACCAATGGCTGTTCTTTTCTTACGCAGAGGCCAAAGGAAGGCGTCGACACACACGTTGGAATGGAACTAGCGAAGATGATGGGTCTCGAAACAGCGTGCCATTTGGGAGGCGGAGGGCGTGGTAACAAGAGATGTAGTATCACAACCAAAGTTTGGTGTGAGAGTAATAAAGAAATAGCAGAAAAATGTTTTTTTGTAATTGGTATAACATCTGGCCAGAGATTTGATATACCAACGACCGACGGATACAAAAAACACAAATTTCCTCAACTTAAAACATCTTGGAGAACATACAAGCCACACATCAATCGCTACACTGAAAAATTTTTTAAATACCTTTTTAATACCTGTAGTTTAGATATGGACGAAATGATGCAGTACGAGTCCCTCGAAGCCACACTTAATTTACAAAATTATTTCAAATTGAAGAAATATCCATATGTGATGTACAAAACAATATCAGATCCTGAGATAAAAACAAATTCAGATGATGTCAAAGCACTCTATAGATCAATAGACATGACTAGATATTTCAAACCAGAGACATCACATAAGGATTACACCGAACAAAATAATCAACATTGTGCGCCTGATGACTGGCACCCATCGGCAATAGGACACCAAGACTGGGCCGAACAGCTAAAGGAATTTATAGATGCTAACAATCTACGCACCATCTAATAATAACAAAAGCAAGGCATGGGAAGTGTTCGATGGTGTGCAAAAGTCATGGCCCGAGCAGGTAAAGACACTAGACAACAGTGTTGCAACAGACCCGTTAGCAAACTCTATGTATTGGGGCTTTGTTAACAACAACATGCAGATGATTAAAAAGCTGGAAGCACGTAAGCATGAATATTGGTTTACAGACACTCCTTACTTTGGCAGATTTGATAATAATGATCTTCAATCAGATAATCATTACTGGCGTATTTGTAAGAACAAGATACATGCCAGTTACATTAGGGATTGCAAATCTGATAGGTTTGAGAAGTTTGGTATAAAAATAAAAGCACCTAATTTCAAAGGGTCATATATTTTAGTTTGTCCAAGTTCGGATGGTATAAACAACTACTTAGACAGACCTAACTGGTTAGAGGAAACGGTTGAACAGATCAAACGTTACACTGACAGGCCTATTAGGATACGACACAAGCCACGTGGCAGGGGCACGTCAGGACCAAGTGAGGCCAAGATCCCACTAGCAGAAGATCTGAAAGATGCTTGGTGTTTGGTCACAAGTTGTTCTATAGCGGCCATAGAAGCACAGTGCATGGGCATTCCGACCATAGCCGATAACAAGAGTTTCGCCAAGGAGATCGCAGGACAAGAACTGGCAGACATAGAGGATCCGTTTTTTGTTGGCGCCGAGGAATGGTTGTACAGTCTAGCATACCAGCAGTTCACTCCTGAGGAGTTTGAGAACGGCAAAGCAGTTGAGATACTAATGGACAAAGGAATGTTATAATGAAGACTCTAATACATTTTGGTTGTTCTTTTGCAATGGGCAATGGTGTGCCTGAATATATCAAAGGAATAAAATCCGGTGCAGGTGCAACTGCTCCCATGAACAGAGGGAACTTCAAAAAGAAATACGGAATGAATGCCGAAGCTCCGCACACGTGTGGTTCAATTCTTGCAAAAAAACTAGGAATAGAATTCAAAAAAATTGCAGAGAACGGGGTCAGTAATGAGATGATAGCACGTAAATTACCACAGACTAAGGGACGTAAAGTATTTGTGCTGATAGGTCTGACCAGTTACAACAGGCGTGAGGCACTGACAACTAGCCGTAACAACTCATATTGGCACACGTGGAAAATGGTTGATCCAGAAGCTCCTCCTTATTATAAGGATCTACCGTTCACTCCATGGATATATCGTGGAGAAACACACTATACTCCAGCACTAGAGGCCGATGGTCAAATTAGAACAGCTTTACAAATACTGTACATGCAGTCTTTCTTGAAATTAAACAATGTTCCATATCTGATGTTCAACGCACTGCATAACGGGTTTGACGACCCACTGACCTACGAATGCAAAAAACTTTTGCAACAGGTGGACCAGAAACATTTTTACAAACTACAAGGTAGCTTTGATGAGGCCCAGCATGGGTGGTGTTTAAAGAGAAAACTTACTGTGTCTGATCTAGATGAACATCCAAATGTAGCAGGACAACGGGCATGGGCCGATGAATTACAGGAAGTTGTAAAGGACATCTGGAATGCAAATTGAAAAAATTAACGGATTCTGGGTACCATCGAATGATGTACACATCGAAGATTGGAAAAAAGATAAAAGTTTCACACAGAACAAGTGTCTCGAAAAACTTATTACCTACTGCAAAAATAAAGATGTAAAGTTCAATCATGTATTAGATATCGGGGCATGGGTGGGCACATGGACCATGGCTATGAATAAGTTCTGTGGCAGAGTTATTGCTTTTGAACCAGATCCCATACACTACGAATGCCTTGTAAAGAATTGTTCAGAAGACGTTGAAACACATCAACTTGCTGTTGGGAATGAAGAAAAGATGATATCATTATCTAAAGATGATTTCACACAAGCGAAACGTGTGGTCGGAGATGGCACGATACCCATGACAACTATAGACAGTTTAAATCTTAAAGATGTAGACCTGATAAAGATTGATGTTGAGGGATATGAAATGGAGGTCCTGAAAGGTGCTAATGACACTTTACTAAATGTCGAGTATCTCATGATAGAATTAAACAACAACACAAAGAAATACGGTAGCAGTAATTTAGAAATTGAAAACTATCTTGCCGGAAAAGGATACAGGGAAATGATCAAAGTATGGCCGGATGTTGTATGGCGTAAAAAAGGGTAACGTAAATAGACATATGAAGATTTTCATTACAGGTGTAGCAGGATTTTTAGGATCGCATCTAGCAGACTTAATGATATCCGAAGGCCACACTGTTGCTGGCAATGATAACATGATTGGTGGTTACACAGATAATGTCCCCCAAAATGTAGAATTTCATCAAGTGGACTGTTGCAATTTAGAAAACATGACCAAAGCTATGGAAGGTTGTGACATAGTATATCACACTGCCGCTACTGCCTACGAAGGGCTCTCTGTTTTTTCTCCTGTGCTTGTTACGAGAAATATTTTTGAAGCATCTGTTACAACAATTACAGCGGCCATAAGGAACAAGGTTAAACGTATCGTGTATTGTTCAAGCATGGCAAGATATGGGCACCATGATAAGATGCCGTACAAAGAAGATTACGAATGTCGTCCACAAGATCCATATGGTATTGCAAAGAAGGCCGGGGAAGATGTATTGAGAAATTTATGCGAAACACATGGTGTAGAATATGTTATTGCTGTGCCACACAACATAGTTGGTCCAAGACAGAAGTACGATGATCCGTTTAGAAATGTAATGTCTATCATGTTGAACAGAATGCTACAAGGCAAACAACCTATTATATACGGTGATGGTATGCAACAAAGATGTTTTAGTTATATCGACGATTGCTTGTATTGTTTGAACGCACTTGCATTCCAAGACAATGTTGTTGGCGAAGTTATTAACATAGGACCAGACGAAGAACCTATAACAATCAACGAGTTAGCAGAGGCATGTGCCAACGAAACAGGCATTAATCTAGATCCTATACATCACAAGGACAGACCAAAGGAGGTCAAACTAGCAGTGTGTTCGTCAGACAAAGCAAGAGATTTATTAGGGTATAGTACAGCAACAGACATGAGAAAGTCTGTTAGAAAGACTGCTGAATACATTAGATCCAGAGGCACAAAGAAATTTCAATATCACTTACCTTTAGAAATTATTAACGATAAGACACCGGATACCTGGAAGAATAAACTAATATGATTTCTTTTTGTTGTCCATCGAGAGGTAGACCCGAACTAGCAAAACGCCTGGTCGACACAGCAACAGAAACACAAAGAGGCGATACCGAATTCCTTTTCTATCTCAACGACGACGATCCTGCATTAGAAAAGTACAAGGATCTTTTGGACGAAAAGCATTATACTGTTGGCCCAAACCAATCCACTTGTTACAGTTGGAATCTCATGGCCAACAAGGCCAAACACGATATCGTAATGCTTATGGGAGACGATGTGCAAGTTAAAACACAAGACTGGGATCATCTTATTGCGGAACAGTTTGACAAATACAATGATAGAATTCTAATGGTAGTGCCTAGCGATGGCAGGATAAAAGGATCAAAAAGATTTAAAGACGAAACAAAGATATGGGGTGATGAGGCTTTACCGGCACCGCATTTTGCTGTGCATAAAAATTGGACAAACACATTAGGTTATCTGGCTCCACCATTCTTCTGGCACTGGCACGTTGATTCTTACACACAAAAAGTTGCACGTAGATTACGTAGGTGTTTATACTTGCCAACAGTAGAGTTCAAAGCAAAAAAAGTATTTGACAAGACAGGTGCCCAAGTGCGTACACACCTAAACATCAATAACAGGGATAACTTTGTTTGGACTAAAGTAAGGAAAAGACATCTCGAAGCTGATGTAAATGCCTTGCAGGATTTTATTAAAGGTTAGATCCTCGAGGTTTATCTCGTAAAATTATACTTTTAGTAGATCCTCCAAGATCAGCAAACTCCATGAAACATTTATTTTTACGTGTCTTCTGTATAAAAAGATTCAATGTGATCCTGTTGCACTGTTGATCGCTTTCATATGAATGCCATGTCTGACCTTCTTGTCCACAAAATATAAATGTGCTGTTAGGCATCCATGGAGCTTCACTGACAAACGATTCTTCTGTTTGTTTGGCATACATCTTCGTTCCAATATTCTTCTCAGGTGTGATGTAAGTTACTGAACTCCATATTTTTTCCAAACCTTCTTGGTGTACATGGAACTTGTATGGCAGTGGCGGGGTTATAGATATGTGTGCATTCACTCCTAGATTCTTGTATGATCTACTTGCTGGATAAACTCCAACAAGTTCTTTTATGTTTCTCAACAGGTTGGTGCATATGTCCACAGTTTCATCGTAGAAGTCTATGCCCCAGTCTCTGTATTGATCCGGAAAGATATGATGTAGTTCTGTTGTCTTGGTTAATGTTGTTTTAAAGCAACTGTCCTTCAGCTTTGCAAAGGCCTCTTGACTTAATGTGTCGTTAATGATTTGGTGTGGCCACGGTTGTAAGCCCACTGTTGTTGTGAGACACTTATCTAGAAATCGTTCACCTTCACTCATCAATACCTAATCCTTTTTTTATATTTAAATAAATTTCGTTATTGATATCTATTTGTACACACGGTCTCCTGGGAAAGAATTTTTTTCGTTTAACAATTTTAATTTCTTTCGATGATGTAATAAAAAGTGCATTTGGATTATAAGTTATTGTTTTATCTTTTAATAATATATCATTACCGGCAGATCTATCAGCTCGTTCTCGGAAGAACCACAAACATGTGATGTCCTTTGAAAGATCTATGTCCTTAAGGTCGTCATGAAACTGGCATGTTAGGCCATGTGTCTCTTTAAATTTTGTCCAGACTGTGCCATCGAAACGTGTTTGGTTCTCATATAGGTCATCGTACTCTGCTAATTTACGTATCTGTTGTCCGATGATGTGTTCTACTGGATCTGTGTGATGGTATCTCTTGTGTAATTTCTTGAAGAATTCCATTATGCACTGAACAGGTTGATGACTTCTTTCTTCCAATCGTCGGAGTACTCGCAATCTCTGTAACCATCAAACCATGGCCCGCCCTCTGTGTAATGCAGTATTTTTGGTGAACCATCTTTTGGTTCTTTGTACCAACCTACCAACCAGTTGTATTCGTGTGGCAGTGAGCCAATATCCGAATCTTCCAACCAACTAAATCTATGTAGGAATTTTGGAGTCTGCTTGTTTAGGAACTCGGGTGTTAGTATTTTATTCTTTTCATGTCCACAATTCCAAAGCACCATACTGCTCCAGTTTTTTCTTGGATATGAAGTTTGCACTTGTCCGTCCATCTTGATCGATCCCTCTTCCGGTGTGTAATCGTGTTGCACACAGACAACTGCCTTTGAATCATCGCAGTACTGTTCTAGTTCTTTTGTTGGTATCTTCCAGAGAAAATCGCAGTCACAAAACACTGCCCACCCTTTGTAGTTGTTAAGGTAAGGCACAAAGAATCTTGTGAATGTGAATTCTGTTGTAGCAAGTTTATCTATCTCACGTGTGTAGATACCTTGTTGTCTCATCTCATTCTGTTTGAGTGGTTGGACTTCTGCATCAGGATCTCTACGCTTGATAGAGTGTTCACACACTTGGTATGATATGTCTTCTCTCGAATCCCAGCCTACATAAATTTTCATTTGGATAATATCTCGTGTATTTGTTTCCAATTATTTACACGTATAATGTCAGGGTGATTAAAATCTTTGTTGTATGGGTGGTTGATTAATATGGGCTTTAAACCGTATTTGAGCCCGGCTAGTGCGTTCTTAGGCTTGTCCTCGACCCAATACAGCCCGGTGTCATGGAACTCCGCTAATGCACTGTCCTTGTCTGCACCTGTGCCCAATATATGATAATTTGAAAAAACATGCTCACCAAATAATTCACCTAATCTTTTTTTACGCAGTGCTTGTCCTGGTATGTCTGACGTCTGTGAAGTTATTGGTACGAAAGTCCATCCTTCGGCATGTAACAGTTTTACCCATGTTTGTGACTCTAGCATGGGTCGTTGTGTTCCCATCCAAGCACTCCTATTGAACTCTCTTATCTCCTGGCTTATTGTTTCTTTACTAATTCCAAATCTTTTAGACATGTCGTAGTTGTCTTGTCCAGAATCTAATAACTTGTATGGATAGTTCCTGTTTCCGTTTTTGTCAAAGTATGATCGTAACTGTAACCACTTGGTGAAATGGTGTTCCCATTCCAATAGTACTCCGTCTACGTCCGTAAGTATTATTCTATTAGATATCGGCATCTTCCATACCTGCTACTCTCAATTTAACAATGTTTGTTATTTGCCATTGTTTTTGATCCAAGCCTTTGGTGATGGATAGCCACTGATTTCTTATCAGTGCAAAGTCGTTGATTATTTTTGTCATATCAACCACATCATCTTCCCCGTCAACATATTTTGTTGCGTCATTGCTACTCAATGCTCGATTGTAGTTTTCAAGGAATTTTCTAAAAGTTTTAGATCTTAATCTTCTTAATTCTATGTTTAGATATTCTAGTATGGCCTCTAGCTGTTGCAGTTGTCCAAATCTTTCCTCAACTATACCAGGCAATGAAGCGGCCGCTCTTTCTAAGTTACCGTATATCTTGCACTGCTTCTTTGCTTCTATTAATTCTAGGTCAAAGTATGCCACACAATCAGGTATCTTGGATAGGTTCCTACTTACTTCGTTGTACCAGTTTATCATTCATCCTCGCTATATCCATCTTCGTCCACTGCCTCTTCTTCGAACACAGTTGCTATTGCTTCTTCAAGTTTTGGATCGTATTCTGCAGACGCTTTTAATTCGTCATGCTCTACACCGATATCTTCTAAACTTTTAATGAAATCAATAGCCATGTCCAATTTCTGTCTCTCGGGGACGTAATGTATAATGGAGTTCCACAAACGTTCAATGTCTTCGTGTGTAAAGTCTATCATCTATTTTTCTTCTTTAATTGGTTCAGCTTTTTTAGTTTTTGTTTTAGCTTCTGGTTCTTTGACTTTGTCAGCGAAGTCTGTATCCTCTTTGAAGTCTGCCATTAGCATATCTAATTTATCACCTATCCATTGTTTTCTGAAGTCGATGTGTTCTTTACCTGCTTTATCAATGTATTTCAGTCTGTTTCCTTGTTGTACTAGTACACCTTTCTTCTCAAATAGGTCCACTAGTCCACTGTACGGGTTCATTCCTGTTTCGTATGGAATCTTAACCTGTACACCTTCAAACGGTTTAGAGTATCTTGTCTTCATGACTTTACAGGCCGCTCTAATACCTCTTACGTCTGTAACTTTGTTACCATCAAGATCTTCTTTTAATTTAAGTTTTTTCATTGCAATAACGATTGAACTTGCATAGATAAATCCCTGTCCACCTGATATCTTGTCATCTGGGTCAAACATATCCTGTGATGCGTAAGTGTGATTTGTCGCTACAAGGCCTACGTTCCATGAACCAAACATGTTGACACAGTTTCTCACAAGTGCTGTCAATGCCTTGGGTTTTCTACCTAGGTCACCTTTCATATCACCCGCTTCAAACTGATTAACGTCAGTTGGTGTAAGCATCATGCCTAAACTGTCTATAACAAATAGTACTTTAGGTGCACCTTCTTTGTCATCTGCGTGTGCTTCTTTGTAACCCTTCATGAATTCTGAAATAGTTTTTGCTACATCATCGATCATTGATATACTTAATTTTAGAAGTTTATCTTCCGATGTGTCTACTTTCAATGCCTGCAACCATTTTTCATCCAGTGCATTCTCTGTGTCGATCAGTATAACAAATATACCTTGCTCCTGTGCATTCTTGATGATGTTTCCTGCGGCTATGTATGATTTACCTGCTCCTGATTCTCCTGCAAATACGGTAACTTTGCCTAGCGGAATTCCTTTGTTGAAATCACCTGTCATTAAATAATTTAATGCATAATTTCCTGTGCTGATCCAATCAGTAGGATCACTAAACCCTATGCCTAGACCCTGGATTGATTTTGTAATACTCTTTCTAAACTTTGTTGCGTCAAATACTTTTGTCATAATTTTATCCTTTGTATATCATATATTAACATACCTAGGCCCTAACGTCAATATCAGGGCCTTGGTAAAATGTC